TTCGCTGTTCCACCCACTTATAATGTCAGCGTCTTCAATCAAGTCAAGGAAGGTTTGCAGCATGTCACCTTCGTTTTTAAATAAAATACAAAGGTTACCCCACTCTTTGACTTCTTCTTGTGCTTGTTCCATTGTAAGTGTTTTAGGAGGTAGCGCAAGTGTTACCAGTGTGTCCATCCATTGCAAATGTACAGTAATAGCAGTAATTGGCATAAACGGATCGTTTGTTGGAGCAAATCCCCGTTCTGGATCAAAGTCGGTCTCGATGTCGAAAAATGCAACGTTTAGTTTAGGTGCATCTTGATTTTCATAATTTTCGCTTAAACATTGAAAAATTGGATTAATATCAGATTCGAAAAGTTTCTTACCTTTGTTAATTGCAAGTTCTTTGCGATAATCTTTTGTATTTTTACAAACAATACGTGTAAGAGGATCTCCGAAAATACTTTTATACTTTCCTCTAGGATCGTCGTAATAAAATGTATATTTTGCTTGATATTCGTGGTAATGTCTTTTACCATCTTTGCGTTCGACTACACGAATTATATCTGCGTCTCTGTCGAACATTGCGTCTACATATGGCATTTCTTCTCCTTGTTGCTTATTGGCCAACTAACCTTCAACCTACTCGTAAAGTGAGCGACTCTACATTTAATTATTATTTTTAAGTATATATAAACTGACTCTAGAACTATCTAACTTAACTGTTTCGTTAGGATATTTCCGATCAAAGTACTTTTTACCAATTGGCATGACTATAATCATCTTAGGTGAAGATTTTTTAATAGTACCAATCTTTAAATTATTATGATGGGAATATGCAATAATATCCCCATCATTTAATATATTACCTAAAATGTCAACGTGTTCAGTCGTCTTTGTCATAGCCAACAGTGGACACCAGTGTTTCAAGATCTTCGAATTCGTCTTGAACTTGTCCCCAGTTACGCTTTTGTGCAACACGAATCGCCTTGTTAATCAAGCTAGGTTTTACGTTTAGTTCTTCTGCAACAGCCTTAATAGTATCTTTAAGTCCTGCTTGCAAATCGCTTACTTCTTGCATAACGCTTACGCCTTCACGTACAAGACGTTCTAGCTTGGCTTTTTCTTCAGCGCCGTATACTCTATCACTCATATATTACTCCTTTTTTAATAATATATGTTAAAAGCTCTTTGTTGTCAATGGTTTATTTTAACAGGGTAATGGTTAGTATACCCTGCTAAGATTTCGTTATTTAAAAACTGTTTGTCGATGTTGTACTTTTTACAAATATAGTCTTTGGTTTTTAAGTAACTACAGTAACGATCATTGAATAATTTAAAATTATACTCAACGTCTATTTCTAAGTTGTCTTTAAATTTATGAAGATTTTCCTGCCAGTATTGAACATTTTCTACTACTTGTTCTAACACACTGTCGAAGTTGTCATGCTCATCGTAATTTGGATATTTCATATATTTTCTAAATGTTCTAAATCCTAAATTTTCCAAATACGCACAAGCACCTTTGCCTCCTACTAACATGAATGGCATTTTGTTGGCAACTGAAATCCACGTTTTTTCAGTTATCCATGTTTTTAAAGGCATTATATCCAGCGAAGATTCGGCTACAATTTGAAAATTAGAATTCAAGAATATATCGACATTGTAAGGAATTCCTGTATAGTGAAGTTGATCTTTATGAATAGTTGTATCATAAGTTACATCTATTTCTTTTTTATACTTAATAAAAAAATTTTTAAGATTTTCTTCAGTTTTAATAATGTCTTCCATAATCATAAATGCTTCTTTAAAAGTTGATTCGTGGGCATTATGTCTTAAAGTATAAAATGTGTTTTCTTTAACGCAATCTTTTTCTAATAACTTATAAAATAAACGAATTCTGTTTTGTCTATAAGATTTACCCATCATAAACAAAAAGCTATTATTGTTGTTATAAGAAAATTTTGTTCTAACCGGTGATAGGTTTTCGACAAACAGCTTTTCATATGTATATTTTAACCAATGATCTATATATACTACATTTATTTTAAATTTTTTAAATTTACTATCATAACACTTAAACCATGAATTTATTATCAATAAATGAGTGTTACGACTATGACCGTGTTTTATTAATTTTTTTCGCAGTTTGCTAACATCAAGGTTGCATATTATTTCATCAACAGAAATTAAAAATAAACTATCTATTGTTTCCTCTATGTAAACATCATTTTTAATAAAAATATCAAGATTTATATATGCGTTCATATATTTATTTATTTTATGTAAGCACCAATTCGTCCGTGTACGTCTGGATAAACTTTGTATGTGTATCCTTCGGGTGGATTTATTTCTTCTCCGGCCCACACAGGTATAAAATGTTTTATATTGCCTTCGAAGTCTTCGTTGTGTCTAAAGTGTACTTCTATAAGTCTTCCGCCTATGAATTCACAATTTATCCACTCGTATTTTTCACCGTAGTGTCGTATGCACTCCGGTAATCTTATTCTGTCGGATACTTTGATCCAATCGTTCCACTTGGTAAATGTGTTGTCGGGCTTGTTACCTTCAACTGCTAGTGTTTGTTTGCCCCAATGATAATCTATACTTAAATGTCTACCTTCAAACCACTCGCACCAGAAGTGTCCAACAGGCAAGTGTGTTGTATCGCATTCAAGCCATAACTTTTGTGAGCCTAACCCAAGTCCTATCATGTTAACACAAGGACGGACAATATAATAGCCCGGATGCGGAACATCTAATCCGACCGGGCCACAATTATAATACATTTTACGACTAAGTATGAGTTTATCTAACACCCAAATATCGTCTGGGTCAATTGTTTTCCAGACAATGTCTTCGGCAGTTATCATTTTTTAACGTGTTCAGGCTTGCCTTTATGCTTGGTTGCTGCATAATCTTTTGCTGCTTTTTTTGGCATTTCTTTAGCAACTTTAGCAACTTCTTTACTTGGTGCAGGTTCGCCTTTTTGTGTAGCATGAACCATGCCCATAAAGCGTTGTTGAGCTTTGCTCTTTGCTTTTTCATCTAACGACTCGTTCTTTTTTGGAGAAACTGCGATGCTTGTAATTCTATTATGCTTATGCACATCTTTGGCTACTTGTTTTGCTTTATCTAACGCTTCTTCTTTAGATTTTGCTTTCACTGATACTGTATTACTTTGATGCGGCCCGTGATCGTAACTTACTTCCCAATGTGTGGCTTCATCAAGACTTTCTTCTGTTTTTGCACTTTGACGATCTTTTCTTGCCATGAGTTTTGCTAGTGCCGCTGCGGCTTTAGAAGCCATACTAGCATCTTTTTTATCACCAGTGGGTCTTGTCCAGCCTTTTGCTTTGTTGTGCTTTGTAGCTGCTAATGCTCTGCCTTTTTTACGATTGGCAATCTTACGCTTGTTTTCGTCACTGGCATCACCTGAACCTCTACGTTCGGCTTCGTCGTCGTATGCTTTACCGTGATACTTGTAAAGGGTATCTGGGCTTAGTTCGCCTAGTTCAGTTTTTTTTTGATTCATACGTTCTGCTAGTGTTTCTTTATATTGGCTAGCTTGATCTTCTGTCATGTTACCCTTGACAGATTTACTTTCGTTTGCATTTCCATTTTCATATTCTAAATAATGATAAACAGAGCCGATGTAGTCTGCTGCTTTGGTAATCTTTGCTTGTACCCAGCCTTCTAGACCTTCTGCTTCTGATATGTTTTTAAGCATGTCGTGCAATTTAATTGCATATTTTGCAGTTTTGTAAAGATCTGCACGAGCCATTTGCACTTCGTGGTCTTGTTCTGCTGCGTGTGCAAGATCACCCAGTCCTTCGTTTACGTTCTTATCAGTCATAAAGGTATCTCCGAAATTCTTTTATATATTTATCGTTTTACTGGCTTGCCACCCATTAGATTGTTTGATAAATCTAATGCATTTTTAGCAGTACCATCTTTGTTTTTCTTTTGCGGCGCAACTGGTACACCATTTTTGTCACGTTTAATTTTAGCATTTGCTGCTGTTGGGTTAGCTACGCTTGCTATGCTTCCTGCACTTGTAGCACCGGCTGTAGCAGTTTCTTCCATGCTTGCTTTTTTCTTATGCTTTTCTTTACGTGGCGGTGTATTCTTTTTATTTTGATCTTTGTGTACGCCGGCACCCGATCGTTGTGCAAATGTTGCTACTGGGTTGCGTTCTGCAGGAACTGGTTTTTTAACAACTTCGTTGATTTTCATTTTGTCTTCCTTAATCCGGTAATCGCAGCATCTTTTCCATATTGCGCCTGTAAAATTTTCTTTGCTTCTTGTGTATTTCTAGCTGACACTTGCACAGGTATCCATTGAGAATAATACTGTTGGCGAACTCTTACATTCGCAGTAAACAATGAAAACAAGTCTGTTTGTTTTAATTCTCTTAGTAGCATGTTAGTATTTATCAAAATCAAAAGGTTTGATTTTTTCTACAGGTTCTTCTAAACTGTGTCCGCCCGAAATAACTGCCCATTCGTTGGCTGTATATTTGGGTTCTGTGTTCTCAGTCATTCCTAAGTTAAATAAAACATTTGTGCTTTTGCCTTTTACTTTAGAAGATAATGTAGGAGGAACACCATTTTTATCTACAGTGTTGCCAAACTTAGCTGCTTGACGTTTGATTTCGTTGGGTCCTACATCGACAGTTTGGTTTTGTCGAGTAATTTTTCCTACGCCTGCTGCTTCTCGTATTGTTTTAATAGTACCTTCGTGTGTAACATAATATGGAAAAAACTGAACATCAGGATATTCTTTTTGTAGATTGATAAACATTTTGATGTTGCTCATAGCGTCATCATAAAGACGCACTCTAGCATACTTACCTGTATCTAAATATTTTCTAATCCACACAGCTTTGTTTTGTGAAGGTGATCCTCCGAGATTACCAGCACGATGCACATGAACTCGATTCATGTCAATGCCATATTTTCTAAATGTATCCAAAAATAATTCTTTGTTATCGAAGTCTGATCTAGCAGTGAGCATTATAACTTTACTATTGCCTGCATTGTTTATTATTGCTTTAAGTTTAGCAATCATTGGTTCAATTGGAATACTTTCTTTGTTGAACTTTTCTGCGTTTTCAAATTCTCCAAAATCAAAACTTTCGCCTGGTTGCAGTTTATAAGTATTGAATTCTTGATTGGTTAGACTTTTAATAATCTTACCGTCTTTTACAACTTTGATTTGCGCAGTGGTTCTGAACAGTGTGTCATCAATATCAAATATAGTTAAGCCTAGACCTGCTGCTTCTAATAAATCTGTTATTTTCATTTTTTTTGTTTCTTTACTAAATCGTCTTTGTATTCTTCTATAAAATATTCCATGGGTTCGGCACTGATGAACTCAAAATATTCTTTGTCTTTGTTATAGCCGCTTATTTTTTTTGGTGTAAGTTTTTTAAAGTCGGTTACATAAATTATATGCTCTTTACCTCGATGTGTTACGAAAAGGTAATGATGAGGAAACCAACTACGCCATACTCGTTTAAAAAAGTTTTTCATTTTTTACGTCCTCTAAATCCAGGTTGTTGATTTAGTGCTCCTGTCATGTGTGGTAAACTAAACCAAAGTTTAAACCAATCAGGATCTCCTGGTTTAATTCCACGTTCTTTTTCGATACGGCGTTTTTCGGCAGCGGTTTTAGAAATGTTTTCCGGAACATACTCTGTATATCCTTTGAACTCATTTACTCCTGCGAGTCGTTTGATATATTCGATTTCGTCCATTGTTTCCAAAATTCCTGTCGTTCGTTAGTTGATGCTGCACGGGCTTCGTGTTCTTTATGCTTTTCTACATAAAAAGTATAAAAGTCTATTTCTTTGCCGCTTTTTTGCGACCTGCTTTCATATTCGCTAGCCAATGTGCCATCCTTTGCTTTTCACCAGAACTATTTTTAGCAGTCTTTCTTAAACTGCTTACACTTGCTTTAGTATTTACACCCATACGCTTTGATAATCCTTTGCGACCGGGATTCTTACCATCTGCAAAGTTTTCTGCTAGTTCTGCAACTTCGTCAGGCACCTTAAATACCCACACAGTTGCCTTGCCATCCTGTGCTAACATAGCAGTAAGTCTTGTGTTGCCACCGATCAGTTCTTTCCACCCGTCTGAGTAAACAGCAACTATCGGCATTTCAACATTGCCGCTTTTTAACTGTGCTAATGCTCGTGCTTGCTTATCTTTGTCAAGAGATTTAAAACTATCCGGATCAGCAGCGTCTGTGTTGTTAATGCCCTTGGCACTTTTAATAGTTACTGCCTTGCCTTTGCTTGCCAGTTCAATCCATGCTTCTTTGCCTATTTTGACAAACTCAGGATAACGTTCTGCTTCTTTCCACTCAAAATCAAAGTTAGGCTCTACTGCTTCGCTAACTTTGTGTTCATTATAGTTAGGGTTTATCAACTCAAAGTCTGTTGCATCAATGTTATCTCTACTTTGTATAGTAAACCCTATACTGTTTGCAAATTGTTGTGCAAATCTGTTGTATAACTTTTCTCTACTACCAGTTTTACCAGTTTGATTATTAAGTTTGTCTGCTGAAAATCTTATGGTATTTACCGGAATACCTTCTGCTGATGTTGACTTCCACCATTCTTTTATTGCTTTAACAACTGTTGCAAAAATACGAAATTGATCGCCAGCGGCAGTTGCTTTATATCTACCGTTTAGTGTAAATTCGATATCCCATATAGCATCCCAATCACCGTATTCGAATCTTATGTCAAGAATTGCTCCAGAATCTGTTCTTGCTCTTGCAGCCCATTCGTCCTCTGATTGTACACCCCATCTATAAGGATATGGCTGATCAAGCGATTCGGTGGTTTGTGTAGGCTGTTGTTTTCTAGTAAGTATAAAAGTATCTTCGTTGCCAGTATCTTCTACGTCATACTCATAGCCATTTTGACTGGCAAAGCGTTGTACCATCTTACGATATAGGCTGCTTCTTGTAGTATCTTGAGAACCAAAAGGACCGGTGTTAGGTTTAAAAGCACTAAACACTATCCTTGGTGGTTGCAATTTACCAATGTGTTGCGTAATATGGTTTATAACAGCACCAAAGATTTTGTTCTGACCGCCTTCGCCGGTAACACTGCTACGCCCGCCTCTACTAAACCCGATATACACATCATCATTAGCCATACGTTTATAAGTAAGTTCTATATAAGCATCGTCGACTTTTGTAGCAAACACTTCTATACCGTCGCGGCCCATATCCTTAACCCAGTCAACTTTGGTATCAAAAGATTCTACATTGTAAGTAGGATCGCTTTTAACACCTTTGGTTTTTCCGGGATCGATATCAGTAATATCTAATCCTAGTTGTTTTAGATATTGTATGAATTTGTGTTCTTCTTCTTCGCTGCCAAAAGAAATAATAGACGAAGGAGGTCCCTTTCCAAAGTCGTGCTTACCCAACCCTTTTAGGTTACTAATATGTTGTCCAAGTTTATACCAGTCATATACATCGCTTACATCAACTCTTACAGTGCCCTTTGGCATTGCGGGTTTTGTTTCCGGTCCTCTAGGTGTATCATTAGGGTGTTGATCTTCGTCGTATGCAGTGTCCGCTGCCGACTGTGCTCGTTTAGCATCTGGATGACGTGGGTTGATACTAACAACGTCACCATTCATAAGATCGCTTATACTGGCACTTTTTCCTACTTTGTCCAGCAGTTGATGTAGTTTATCATTTGGGTCGTAGCCATTGGTTTCATATCCCATTTTGCCACGTACTTCGGTTCTCTTACCTGTGTTTTTATCTAATATATGTAGTATTAGCATACCAGCACGAGTATCACGTTCTAGCTGTAACAAATAACTGTTGCTATCTGTTTTTTCACTTACACTGTGCTGTGCTGCTATATCACGGTATCTCATTGGGTTTGTTGTCCTAAATAAAACTTTACAAGCTCGAAGAATGGTTTACCAGCAACTTTAGTATCTGCTGGAACACCTGCTGCTTTTTCAAATTCTTCAGGGTTGTTGTTAGCAACAGCCGCTCTTAATGCAGTAGCACTGGAAACTCTTGGTGCTGGTTGCCATTCAATACTCTTAAATTTATAAAATCCGTGTCTACCTTCGACACCATTTTGCTTTTGTAAACCTGGTACAAACACTTTAGCATCAGTTTCATCGGTGATGATTTTAAGATCAACTTCGCCGTGCTTCTTATACACTTCAGCAGCTAAACTCCACCAAGTTTGCTCAGGAATAATGTGGCCTTTAATTGCAGGCCATACAGTTTCCATTGCTTGTATCTTAATTTCAAACGGTAAAGGATCTTTAGGACCAATGGTGCTTTGATTTGTACCAACATACCAGTGTGTATTCTTTGCAGCTTCTTGCCATGCAGCCTTGTGTCCTTGGTGCGGAGGGTTAAAGCGTCCAAATATAATACCTACTGTTTCGCTTGCTTCAAATAATTCTCTTAATAACATCAGCCCGGTGTCCATCTTTTTCTTGGAACAAGTTTTACATTTCCAAACTTTTTATTCGGATCGGCATAACGTACACGCCCTTCTCCGTTTGTATCCCAAATATCTCCTTGCGGACCTTCGACTTGATCGATTACATTGTCTTTTACTTGTTGTAGTTGTTTAACAAGAGTGAATATAGTTTCTAGTCCGCCTTGGTGTGTATTATTTAGTTCAACAATTTTTAGTTTTTTTGGTTCGCTAACTTTACTTGTTTTGAGCCAACTAAAAAAGTGTGCTTCGCTTAAACTATCTAGGTTTTTAGCTTTAGCTGTTTGATTTACATATGTATAAATTATATTTTTTAAGTCGCCTAACCCTGCACTAGCTGCTAAGAATCCGTCAACAACTCGAGAATTTGCTTTTGTAAACTTTTCAACTTGATCTAGTTTGGTTACATCTATTTTGATAGGTGAAGAATTGTACACAGGTCCTAGTACTACTAAACTTGGATTGCTGCCGAATTCGCTGAAATCATTTTTCGGTTGTTGTAAACTATCATCCATTCCGAATTCAGGAAAATAAGCATGTCCTACAACCATTACTTGTGCTCGTGCAATACGTTTGCCTAGCTCGCTTTCTGCTCTAACATGATAGCAAGTTTGTGACTTAGGGTTAGGACAGAATGTATATACACCGTTCTTGAGTTCAGGCGTATTTAAAAACAGTCCGTCTGCGTACACATACCCTACAAAATCCTTTGGAGTAGCACGATCAAACAACGGATATAAACTGGCAAATTGTTTTGCAAATGCATCTCTTTGTTGCTTTTCTTCTGGAGTCTTAGGAGTACCACTCTTGTTAGCAATAAAGTCTTCTACATCTTCGGGACTTGTACTAGCAGCACCTCTGGACCATCCATTGTGTCCTGCTAAAACCAAAGGTCCGTTCTTTTCTGCACGACCCCAATAAATCTGCGGATTACCGTCCCACTTCATGCGTATTGATTTAGAGCCCGAGTCTGAAGCTAATTCACGCAAATGTGTTATTGCCTCTAATGCACCTTCTGTACCATGTAAAAATACAAGATCTTCTAAGTGATTAAATGCTCTGCCAACCTTTGCTGCTTCCGTTACAGTTCTAAATTCTAAAAATCGCATTAATACATTCCTTTTCGAAAGTTTTCCATTTCGTCTTTTAGGATTCTATTAATACATTCCATTTTTTCGTTATCTTGCATTAGTTCTTCAGGACGTTTTTTGATATTAAACTTTTGAATATAGTTTACAATGGCTTTTTCGACCACAGGAAGCATTTCTTTTTTGCTGTATTTTCCGCCATTTTTTACAGCTTCTTGAACTTTTAACAATGCAGGATACAAATTGCTTCTATAAAATCCTTGATCATTTTTCATGTAAATGCACAAATCTTCTACCATGTCCCACGGCAATGACTCGTTTACACTTACATCAGAAAAGTCGTTTATTTTTACCATTTTCTGCAACTCCAGTAACGAGCCTTTGTTCTAGGTCCTGGATTATCGCAATTGTGTCTTGCACGGAAACTGCGTCGACGTGCAGGATTTGACTTTTTAATCTTCATGTTAGGATCGCCGAAGTTTACTTTAACAGTATTTCCACTGGGATTTTTTACATACACTTTGAACTTTTTAACATCACCGCGCATAGGCTTACCTAGTGGAACCTTGCGCCCTTGATATTCTGCTTCATCTAGTTCTTCGTCTTCGTTATACCACATAACTCCGTATTCTTCAAAGAAGTCGTCACCGTCGTATGTTTCTTCAGAGACAACTTCGTCTAAATCTGAACTAATTTCGATATCAAAATCTTTAAATCCTTGTTCGAACATGTAGTTTGCTAAACGATTAGCGTACTCGTCCGACTCTTCTTCGCTTAATTGACGAGGAAGTGCTATTTCATATACAGTAGCACCTTGTGCAGTTTCGTATATGTGCTGGTTTGAAAAAACACTCTCGTCTAGTGGTTTAGCAGATGTTTGTTTTTCCATTACAATTCTTACAAAGTGTGTCATGGTTACCTCAATGATTTAATAAAATGCTGTTTACAGTACCGTCTGTGTACGCTACCTGTGCTCTAACCCATACATAGTTTCCTGTAAAGTTATAAAGAAAACTACCAGTACTACCTGTACCTGTGTGTTGTGTTACTGAAAGAGAAAACCAATCACTTGCAGAAGGATTAGTTGCTAATGTTGCTTGTATAATTACTGAACCAGTAAATCCTGTAAGATTGTACTGTACAGTGTGAAACCCGTCTGTGCGGCTATAATAGCCATCACCTTTATAGGCAACGCCAGTGATAGTCTGGTTTGAACTATCGCCCGGATGTGTGTTTTGTGGTAAGATTGTTTCGCTATATGTTGACATATAATTATTTATCTATTAAACAACACATACTAACTTATCAATTCTGCGTATCGCCTGGCCTAACATTAGTTCTAACAATAACATGACTTTTTCGTCCTTAACATATATGTATTGACCGTTTGTCGATATATTATTTTCTATATTATAAAGCAAAATTGAACCTGCTCGTACTTTATCTGGATTTTTTTCTATCCATATAGACACTTCGGGTTTTATTATTTTTCTATTAAATGTAACTTTATAAAGAAATTCAGGAGGATGTTTTACAATTATAATATTTTGTTCAGTTTCTAACAGTAATTTCATAGATTTCTTAGGTTCCCAAAATTCTGTAACTGAATTTATTTTCTTGGCAATCTTGAGCAAAACTGTTTTATCATTTGAAAAGATTGATAATGTATTATACTCGCATCTTATTAAATAATTTTTTTCGTTTTTTAAAATTTTATAAATTGATGATGCATCTAACAAGTCTTCTGGCAATATACGTATATCGTGTTTCCATCTAGATATTATAGGATTGGAAACTAAAGAATCTAATTTTGATTTAGCATAAGACAGCTTACCGCTTCTTTGCAATTCGGTACGGAAAATACCTGCAAGTGGTGTTGTAACACACAACTTATACAAGTATTTTCCATAATGTAGTTTGTTAGTCTCAAACAGTTTCAACGTTTTTTTGTTCTTCCTTTAAGACAATCTCATTGTCTACTACGTCTATATTTATTTTGCCACCATTCTTCAATGATCCAAATAACATAAGACGTGAAAGCGGACGTTTAATATCCTTGTCAATAACACGTTGCAACGGTCTAGCACCCATCTTAGGATCAAACCCTTTGTCTACAAGATAATCCAATGCCTCATCGGTTACTGTAATTTTGATATTTTTTTCCGTAACTTGTGCTTTAAGATCAGTAAGGAACTTGCCAACAATTTTAAGCATAACAGGTTTACCAAGTTTCGAGAAGGTGATTGCAGCATCAAGTCTATTTCTAAATTCAGGGCTGAAGAATTTTTTAAGTTCTTTATCTTCATAATCCTTTTCTAGGGTATCACCAAAACCAATGCTATTCTTTTCTGCTTCTTTAGCGCCAAGATTTGTTGTAAGAATTAAAATACAGTTACGTGCATCTGCTTCTTTACCATTGGATCCTGTGATTTTGCCATTGTCCATCAATTGAAGCAACACTGCACTTACGTCAGGGTGTGCTTTTTCAATTTCATCCAACAACAATACACAGTTTGGATTTTCTTGCAGCTTAACAATCAGCTGGCCTGCGTTATCTTCGAAGCCAACATATCCTGGAGGAGCACCAATTAGTTTTGCAACACTGTGCTTTTCTTGGTATTCACTCATGTCAAATCTTACAAGCTGAACTCCAAGGTGCTTTGCAAGTTGTCGTGCAGTTTCAGTTTTACCAGTACCCGTAGGACCCATAAACACAAAACTACCGATCGGCTTGTTTTCGTCTTTTAGACCTGCTTGTGCTACTAGAATTTTATCAACAATTGTTTCCAGTGCTTTGTCTTGACCGTACACACTTCCTTTTAAGTTAGTTTCTAGGCTAGCCAAATTGTCCGTTTCACGTTCTGCAACTTGCTCCTCAGGAATTTTTACAATCTTAGCAAGTTCACGTTGAATGTTTTCTGGTTTTACAACCAAGTTTTCATGCAAGTTCAGCACTTTGAATCGCGAACATGCCACATCGATCAAATCAATAGCTTTATCAGGCAGCTTTTTATCTGCTTGATACTTTACACTTAACTTAACCGCAGTGTCGATTGCTTCGTCTGTGATTGTTACATTATGAAAATCTTCATAATACTTTTTAATACCGTGCAAAATTTCTACAGTTGTTTCTGGTGACGGTTCGTCAACTACAACACGCTGGAATCTGCGCATTAATGCACGATCTTTTTCAAAGTACTTGCGATATTCTTCCCAAGTGGTAGATGCAACTACTTTAATGTTACCCTTTGACAATGCAGGTTTAAGCATATTAGCAAGATCGTTTGCACTGTTGTTTCCACCAGCGCCAGCACCACTAATCATGTGAGCTTCGTCGATAAACATGATAGTCTTTCCTTTGTTTTGCAGTGCGGAAAGAACAAGTTTAAAACGTTCTTCGAAGTCTCCTCGATATTTTGAACCAGCAAGCATACTTCCAATGTCAAGTGAGTACACGCTGTATTCTTTTAAAAATTCAGGAACCTGATCGTTTACAATTCTCCAAGCAAGTCCTTCTGCAATAGCAGTTTTACCAACGCCTGGATCGCCTACCATGAGTACATTTGACTTTGTACGTCTGCCCAACGCAAGAGCAACTTGTTCAATTTCGTCATGACGCCCAATTACTGGATCAATTTTTCCTTGTTTAACATCGGAATTGAGATCTGTAGTAAATGCACGTAATGCCTTGTTTGCAATACCCACGTTTTCGGGCTGTTGTTCTTCAACTTCTTGTTCTTCAAGTTCAACATTGACATAAGAAACAAACTTGTCTTTGTTAATGTTAGCTTGTTGAGTAATAAAAAATGCGTAACTTCTCTTTTCAGAAAGTATGCTAATAAACACGTCAACTGTTTCGATTGTAGTTTTTCCAGCAAACAGGCATTGTGCAAATGCTCTATTAAGCACACGTTCTACAGTAGAAGTTTTCTTTGGTTTATATTTTTGCGATGTAGTTTTAATGTCATCGCACTTGGTTTTCAAGTAAGTTTCTAAGTTTTTCTTTACATATTCAGGATCTGCGCCAAACCCGGTAATTACAGTTGAAAATTGTTCTTCACACAGCATTGCAAACAACAAGTGTTCAAGGGTAACATATTCGTGTTGCAATTTCCTTGCATCATTAACTGCTTTATCAAAAACCAGCTGTAACTCTGGACTAGGTTCTACCATTTTTTTTCCTTTTTTCTATTTTCTTTTCAGCTAATTTTAACTTTAACTTACTTACTCTATCGATAAACTGTATTCCGTGCAGATGATCGTATTCATGCAAAAATATTCTAGCATCAATATCATCGAACTTTGTATCTACATGTATAACATTTTTAAAGTCATCTGTCAATGTATCAAATTCTACAATACAACTAATAGGACGTCTAACTTTTAACATTAATCCAGGGTGGCTTAAACACCCTTCAATTCCTTCTTCAATTTCTTTGCTAATTCCTGTAACAACAGGATTTATTACTACCAACGGTGATCCGTATGTTTTGTTTAACACAGGTTTCATTACAAATATTTGTGCATTTAACCCAACTTGATTAGCAGAAATACCTATACCACCTTCTTTATTCATAACATCTATCATGTCAAGTGCAAACGGAGCAGGATGTAATGACTCATAGTCGAACTTTTTAACTTGAGTTTCAAGCATTACATTAGGTGATTTTACTAATTGCATCATTTAATTCTTTTACCTTTTCTAATATTTTTACATCATTTATTTTTGGTACGAAACCTTTAATAGTTACATATAAATTGCCTGTAGTATTACTTTTATTATCTATTAAACCGTGACCTGAAATACTCAACGTTGTTCCAGGTTGAGTTCCTTTAACTATATTAACACTTAAATTATTTCCTGTCAACGTTTTAACTTCGATTTTAGTTCCTAACATCAAGTCAAACACATTAACTTTCTGTGTAATATATAAATGCTTGCCATCTCTGTCAAATGTAAGATGCTTTGATATCTTTACAATTACAATAAGGTCTCCTCTAGGAAGTTGAGATATTTTGTTATCTCCAAGACCTTTAAATCTAATACCTTCGCCGTTTTCTACCCCGGCATGAATTCTTATAGTAGCAGTTGTACTTTGTCCGTTAAACAATCCGTAGTTTAATATTAAATCTTTTCCAGTTAATACGTCTTCTAACGTAATTGTTACTGCTAATTTTATATCTTTATTTTTAGAAAATGCTCCGAAGCTGTTGAATACATCTTCGAAATTTGTAAATTTAAAGTCAAATGATGATGTTGGAGTATCGTACTGCGATCGCTTTGCAGGATCTTTTAATGTTTCATATGCTTCGTTTATTTCGGCAAATTTTACAGAATCACCACCACGGTCTGGATGATGTTCCATTGCAAGTTTACGATATGCTTTTTTTATGTCTTCTTGTGAAGATTGTCTAGTGACACCTAGAATAGAATAATAGTCCATACTTTTACTTATCGTATGGACTATTATAAGAAATTACTATTGATTATTCGCTTGAGCTGGTGCTTGTGTAAGCCTGTGCACCATAGAATGCTGCAACAATTGCTGCTACTGATACGAAGTATGTTGGAGCCATGTCACCTAGTATGCCAGGTGCTGCTTCTAAGCCTAACCAACTTGCTATAACAACTGCAAATGGATATAGTAGCATACCAAACAGTGCAAACCATGCCATGTTACGTTGTGCATCTTCTCGCTTGTCTTGATTGTCGATTTTTATCATCTTTTCTTGTGCTGCGATTTCTTCATCTGTAACCACACCATCGCCGTCTACATCAAATGATTCGTACTTTGATCCTGACTCTAATGTCTTTGGTCTTCTTGCCATTTGTTATCTCCCTCAAGTTTGGCTATACGAGCTTCTAACTCGTCAATTTTTTTTGTTACGTGTGGATATTTTGTACGCCATGCATCAGTTGGTTGTTCAAACCAAGATAGCCCCCAACGGTGTACAAGATAATCAAGGATTTGGTCTAGTTTTGCATAAGCCCAAAGCCCTGCACGAGTGTCTTTAAAATATGCTAGAAATGCAGCACCAACTAATGATCCTAGTATTGCTGTATATATCCAGAGTGTATCTCCAAATATTCTATCTATCATTTCTAGCATATTTTGACTCCCTATAACAAGTAGTAAATTATTTAGTTAAACAACCCTAATACTCCTCTAGGAGGTTCTGGTTGTTTAACTGTAGTTTCTTGTGCATTTTCTAGTGCAACTTCAGCTTGCTTGTAGTAATTTTCGTATGCAATGATAATAGCTTGTTGCTGTTGCACCAATGCTCTTATATCACTGAAGTTTAGTCCTAGATTTTCATAACCTTCGCCGGTTAATACAAACATAGCAAGTGGTTTGCCGCCTGCGGTTAGTTCTGCTAGTTTAGCATCAAGGTTATCTTTGTTGATAATAACCCAATTTACCTGGCGCAGACGCAGCTCATCCACAGGTGGTAATGTTAGTTCGGGCTTGTCAATTGGCTTTGCACTAACTTCAATTACCTGGGGCTGTGGGCTGCACGCCATTAGAGCTGCTACCAGGCCAAAGCCAAGGACACTCTTTGTTAAAACTTTCGCCATCTTTTGCATTTATTTCGCTTTCTGTTAACGGTGATCCAGATAGGATCTCAAAACATCTACCTGCGTTTACGGTGCCTCGGTTGACTGCACGTTCAATTGATGTTGGTTTTTCGGCTGCTAATAAACTTAGATCAATGTCTGCAAGTTTATTAGCAAGCCTGCTGTTTTCTCTACGTATATCCGCATATTCTTTGTTTATACGATTAAGTTCAGTTTGTTGAGAAGCAAAGTCTGCTTGCATTTGATCAATAGCTGCTTCATTTAACGCAACTGCGGTTTCTAACTTGGCATTATTCTCTTGTAATATAGCCATGCGCTCTTGAGTATCATTATAATACCAATAGCCAATTCCGCCCATGACTACAATTACCACTGCAAGCATCCCTGCTAGTTTCATTTGTCGCTTGCTCCAAAGAAGAAGTTAATGATAGTTGACACTGCTGTACCTAGTAAAAATCCTAGAATAATATTAGCAAAGTTTACACCATCTGGTGGCAGTGGAAAGAAAGTTACGCAGAAGAAGTATACTACACTTACTACTGCCCAAAACCAAGCAAACCAATACGTAAAGTGAACTGCTAGTTTATCACCACGTCTAACCAATTCTTCGTGTACATCTCGTAAACTGTTGTCTATTGTGTTCATGTTATCATCTGTCATTATTAATCATCCAATAATTTAGCTAATGTCATTGGGCCAGCAATACCATCTGCTGTTAAACCGTTTTTAGCTTGCCATGCTTTAAGTGCTTTCTCAGTACCAGGACCAAATGCGCCATCAGCAGCAATACCAAGTGCAGCTTGCATCATTTTAACGCCGTCACCTTTGGAACCTTTGCGTAATGTACCAATTTCGTTTACATTTACGTCATCATTATCATCGTTGTCTTCAACAACTTTAAGTGTTACTGGGTTACCTAGTACAGACATTGCTTTGGTGTAACGTGCTTGGCGATCAGCAAGACCAATGTTTCCGCCATTGATGATTTTGGTCATTTTAGTAACATCGTCAGTATCAGCAATTGAGTTTAGTTTTTTATTGTTCCAGAACCACGCTGCTGATTCAATAGCACCTTT